CAATCCTTGAGTTGATGTATAACCGCTACCGCTATTGGTGAGAGTTATTCCAGTTACAGCATATCCGCCAGGAGACACACCAGCAACAATAGGACCTATGTTGCTAAGTTGCGCGGGCGTAATATTAGCTGTAGCCTGAGTGCCGCCGCTGAGTGCAGGAGCAGATATTGTTACTGCGAGGTTTCCGGAGCTTAATGTGCTGGACATTCCTATCAGAACGACTCCCGCAACATTCATTGTTATTTTGCCTGCAACCAAAGATCCACCATCTTTTTGGTTTTCGCTGGCATTTCTTGCACACTTATCGTAGTTGAACTGATTTGTGTTCGAGTTTACTGCCCGAACGACAACGAGTCTATTACCATAATAAAGATAGTTGGCTGCACACATAAACGAAAGAGCCGTATTTTCCGTCGGAACGCCAAATTTATTAACTAAACCTGCTTCATTGGAGACGAGAACTGTGGTGTTCGCCGGACCCCATTCAAATGCACCGCAGTATGCGCCAGTCGTCGTTCCAAGACGCAACTGGTTTGTGCCTGTCTTATCAATCTCTCTGACTTGTATGCCAGGCGATCTTAGATTAAATTCTGCCATGTTAATCTCCTGTTGAAATATAAACAGTTCGTCTTAAGGAACTATCTATATTTAGTAAAAACGGATTTTATCAGAATTCCAATCTTTCGAGACTTCCCAGGCAATTCCGCCCTCGACGATATATTTTTCTTCTTCTTTGACTTGGTCGCTATTAGTTGGAAACGGTAGCATTTCTTCTTCCAGTTGCCGTATTTTCTCATCAAACAATTTTTGGCGTATATCGGTATTGGTAAGATCTCTAAAGAACGGTTGGGTTGTCATCCAAGAGAAAAGAACCAAACACATTGCTAAATCGTCATTACATCCGTCATCTGCTTGGTATGAATCTCTTTTTAGAATAAAGGTCGCAAGTTCATTAATTATATCATAATCTTCAATAATAATCTTCTGGCTTTCTACTAGCGACTTTAAAGCGTTACATCCCAGCCTCTTTACTTTCTTGGTCGTTCTGACTCCTGTTATTGCTCCAAACCGTTGATTCAGTTGAGTAGTTCCTCGAACCTCTTCGGTGTAGAACATGTTATCATAATCAAGGTCATTCAGAATCGTGTCGGCAACCTGTCCGCCAGCGTCATTGTTCTCGATCAATAAAAATGCATTGTTATAGTATTTAGCGGCTTGAACGATAATGTTCGGAAAAAGCATCGGAGAGATTACATTGTTGCGATATTTCGCAACGATTCTATATGGAACTTCGTCTATATCTACCACGACGAATGCCGAATAATCGAGACCAGTTCCTCTGGCTGTATCTGCAACCAGAACATAGTTTCTTTTCGGATCTGCCTCTCGATAGATATCTAACCCACCGAGGATCTTTTTGAGAGAATCAATAAATGCAAGCGATTTCAATGCTGTGGTTGAGATAAGCGTCCCAGCTGAACCAAGGAATTCGCCTTCCATTTCCTGTAGGAACTTATCTTCACCAAGAGTCGCTCTTTGGTCTTCAGCCCACTTCTCATCTCTCCCTGGAACCTTTCTCCAATCAACCTCAATGAGCTTGAATCCATTTCTTTCCTGTTTGGCTTCTGTACAGATCTTGTAGAAGTGATTCATACCATTCGGAGTCGAAGAGATAATAATCTTAGAGGTCGTACCAGAAGAAATGGTAGGATATACCGCTGAGAAGAACTCGTCGGCGATATTGTTCGGTACGAATGCGAACTCGTCGAGATACAGAAGGTTGATTGTAGTACCGCGAATCGCGCTAGAAGAAGTAGACGCAGCTACAACCTTGGATCCGTTTTCAAGATCTATAGAACCTTTGTTCCATTCGACCACTCCCTGCTGCATCCAGATCGGTAGGTTTTCGTATGCCAATTTGACGCGAGAAAGAATCTCTCTGGCTGTTCGCTCTTTGTTGGCGAGCAATGCGCAGGTCTTCATCTCATTGAAAAGAATGTACCAAAGGATATATCCGACTGTGGTTGTGGTTTTACCAGACTGACGAGTCATCTTCATTACCACTTTACGTTCATTGTGGCAAGCGTCAATAATATCTTTCTGATAGGGATACAAACTAATCTGCACCAGACCGCGATCCAATGTCACGACCTTCATGTAGTTTTCTAGAAAATATGTTGGATCGTTGGCACATTTGATGTAACTCTCAAGTTGTTCTTGAGAAAGCGCGACCTGTTGCCCCTCGCGCTTGAGTCGAGGATTCGATAGATACGATTTAATTTCCATCAGACTTTATTTTCTTCAGCAGATCTGCTGTACTCCCTACGAATACAGCCTGCTCGACATTAATTCCAGAAGGCTTGCTTTTCTCTTCTGTTGCAGTCAGCTCTTTTTTTGACTTGTGCAGTTGTATTAGCTTATCGCTTACATCGCCCATATTCTTGATGAAGTTTGATAGCACTTCATATGTTCTTGGGTGTTGCGATTCTTTTGCCAATTGCATCATTTGATTGATGGCTTCCGTTCCATTGCCCATCAGATCGTATAGATTGGCGCGAACGTATTCAACATCAGCTTCAGCCTGATAGTCTTTTGGTGCTTCTGGAACTTGATTGATGAGAACTGGCGCTCTTTTCTCTTCTTTCATCTCAAATATCTCAGCAATGGAATTATCTAGTTCATTGTTCATTTAATTATCCGGATACGTTTCTATTAGAGTATCAAATCCGTATGCATCATCTGGATTTGCATTCGGCGGATCTGGCGTCACAGTAATCATCATTCTGGATGTATTAGCTCTATAATCTGGAGCATCAGCAAAATCTACAGAGATAGGAATCCCATATGTATTTGCATTGACTTGACGAATGATACTTCTCGAATCGTTAACTGGTCCATACATGTAAGTTTTCATCGTAAATGTCAGTCGCCAATTGACATAACGAACCGTTTCTCTATCGCCTTCAAATCCATTCGAGTGAGTGATTTCGTCTAGTATTATTGGCGTATTTTTTACCAAATTCATTTCATCAACATATGTCATCGCCAGCGTATAGTCTGGATTGAAGTATGGAAGAATCTGCTCTATTATTTGTGTTCCGTCTTCCATGTTGCGAACATATATGTTTAATTCGAACATTATATTATATGGAGTTGGACTTTGTACTGTTGATCTAGATCCATCTGCCAACGTGGCACATTCTTCATTAAACGACGATATTTTTCTAGAAGGATCGTACGAGATCCCCGTCATCTCAAACGACATCCTCGGCAACTTAATTTGAACTGCAGTAGGAATATCTGGGTTGCCTAGCAAACGTTGAGCAAAATTTTCATTTCCGGAATATGAGATGGGAACGGTGATTCGTTCGAATTCTTCAAACGTTCCTTTGGCATATTTCACCAAAGTTATTTGATTGAAAAGGTTACCGAACGCGACAACGCATCGACGAATCGTTCTATGATAGAAATGTACATTATCGAACATTATGGTTCACCGAAAGGGTTGTCTTCGCTAAAATCTAAGAATGAATCGGCTTCATTTTGTAACAGTGTATTGTCATTTTGATCCATATTCGTGTCATCTAGAATATTATAAGAAGCAATATTCCAAGTGGCACCAGAAGTTACACCAATGACCAATGAGTTTGCTGCAAATTTACCTTTGATGTTTTTGAGCTCAAGTTTTCTTGAGGGTCTATCCCAACGACAAACGTCAGCTGTCGCAACAGCCCCAGCCAAACTTGCGCCTTGATATACAGTTTCAGATATCGCATAAGATGAAATTCCATTGGCTTGCATTGTATATTCATATGCGGTTATTACTTCGTCAATTTTATCTTCAATTTCTTCAATGCCAACTTCCATCTGTTCATCACTGTAGCGGAATTTTTCGCAGATTAATTCGAATCCATAAAGATGATCTGAACCAAACGCATAAAAGAAATTCTCTTCATTAACGAACTTGATTTCAAAAAGCGCTCTGAAATTGCTAAGCCAAAGAAGATCGCCTTCTCTAGGTCTCTTATATTCTGAAGGAACTCTTTGTTTAAATGCGCGGTTTGGCATAATAAACCGAACTTGTTTTCTGACCTCAATTCCAAACTTAGTGAATAGGTCTTCGCCCTCGAACTCATCAACGTTCTTAATGTAAACTTCCACAGGATATGCAGCATCAAATTTCTTAGTCGGATCATCTCCAAATAGTAGATCAAATGAAGACTCAGAAGTTCTAGGGAGATAAAAAGAATCGATGCCGTAAATCTGTATGACTTCTCCAATCAACTCTTCGTAAAGAGACTGTTCGTTCCTTGCGTTGAAATTGTTGAAGAAGACATTTGTTGGCACAACATCAACCTATGATAAATTGGGGGGGTTCTTCATATGTATCTCTCAACTCAAGTTCTAGTTTTTCTTTTTCTTGAACCGCTTCGTCATATATTTGCTGACCGTTGAGAGATATTCCTCCAGGAAGCTGAACTCCTGCAAACTTCTTGAGGTTGCTTCCCCACTGCTCTTTGATCAAACATGTGGCGTATTTCTTTAGCCAAACGTCGCCCCAAAATTCATCTGAATTTTCTAGGACTTGACGGCAATGCACTAACATCCAGTTGCCAACAGCAATTTTCTTTGACCAGTTGACGTCAACGTATATTTTTTTGGTATATCGATTGAATCGAATTGGCTGTTCGCCGATGAACAGCATTTCAAGAGTGCGAAGATGCTGCTGAGCAAGTACGAAGTAGACGTAATCGGCTGAGGTGAAATCGTAAAGTTCGTTGAGTCGTATCTGATAGGTGATATCGAACATGTTAAAGGAAGCAGAAGTTGAAACTGCTTGAGAAGGAACAGGATACAGCTTCGTGACTCCGATAATGTCAGGAGATGTATTCGCAAGATCAATGTATCCGTTGATCTGATCTTGAGCAGTCACCTGATGCTTCAAAAGTATTTCACGAGTCCCATCGAAATGAAATTCTTCAAACACATGAAGAGCTTCGTCGATTCTGTCTTCTATCTGATCGTCGTCTAGGTTTAACTGAATGACAGGAAACCCCAGCCTTCGCAGGCAGTAGAGTTTCAGTTCATCTCTCGTTTTTGGATTTGACATCTATTGTTCTCTTTATGTCTATTTAGGTTACATCACCATGAAGAACTGACCGTTTTGAGTTTCTGCCGGCGCATCAGCAGAGGTGTATGTTATAAAGATGAGACCTCTGGCACCCAATCCTCCGTTTGGAGTTTCACCTCCACCCCCACCTCCACCATAGAGTCCACCAGTTCCGCCGGCAGGAGTATTTGTTGAGTTGTCTCCGTTTCCGCCTCCCCCACCGCCAGCACCGACGGCGCCACCGCCAGAATCCGGAGTTCCTATATCAATTCCGTCTCCACCAGCCGCTCCAGAAAATGACTGACCGCCGCCGCCACCACCGCCACCATTCGTTCCTGGTGTTCCGTTTGCTCCTGATGCTCCTCCAGCACCAGAACCGGTTCCTGCCGGACCTTGTCCGCCTGCTGCTCCTGCTGTGCTGGTTGCGCTGCCGCCAGCAGTTGACGATCCTCCGCCCGCACCACCGCCGCCACCGCCACCAAAAGTGTTAGAGGTGCCGGAGGCGCCACCATTTTGTCCAGCGCCCCCAGGACCAGCAGCTCCGCCGCCACCACCACCGTTGTCTCCAGTGTTACTTCCATTACCTCCAGTTCCGCCAGCGAATTCAACATCCCCAATAGAGTTTAATACAGTTCCGCCAGTACCGCCAGCGTTGACACCAGTTGCCGTTCTTCCACAATCAGCCAGACCTCCATTGGTTATGGTTGTTGGAGCAGAGTTGGCTGTTTTATTGAACCAGGTGTTTCCTGTCGGTCCATTTCCTCCACCAGCTCCTACTTGTAAAAAGGCTTCAGCGCCAGGAGTTAGTGAGAAATTGGTTAATTTGACATAGGCACCACCGCCGCCGCCTCTTCCTCCGTTAGCGTTCGTAGCACCAAATCCATTACCACCGGCACCAATCATTTCTATAGAGTTGTTTGAGTTGTTCCAATCCAAAGGAACTGTCCAGCTACGACCACCAGCCGTGTTGAATAGAATCTTATAAGTATTCGCCATTATGCTTGCACCACATATGCAACAACATCCCAGAAATTATCTGTAGAGTTGTAGATCGATCCAATGTAAAGAACTTTAGTTGCCACTGTGGTTGTTGGAAGAGTGACGCCAACCGCACGATATGCACCAGCAGCAGTGTTCCAAGTCAATCCTCTTCCAGTTCCGTTGTCTTCTATTCTTATCGTTAACCTATCTCCATCCTTGCCAGTATTAATTGCAGGAGGATCAATTGTTGTTGCCACGGCAAGAGCTGTTACAGCATAATGATTGTGTGGTCCGGTTCTGAGTGGCGTTATTGTGGCGGCTGATGTTATAGATCCATTTGCAATGTGGCTACTAAAAGAAACGTTCGCATTACCAGAAATTCCAGCAGTTACAGATACTTGAATAGTAGCTGTGTTGTTGAAATTTAAACTTCCATCATGGATTAGAGAACCAGAATTCGCCGAAACCGAAGTTGTATTTGCTCCTATGGACGCAAGATCGTATGCCAGTTTTACTGAATTTGGAGTAGCTGCAGTTGTCGTAGAAGTGCTGGTTACTGAATCGGTAAGCTGCAGAATTCCAACTGTCGTCGTAGATCCAGAGACAGCCGAGAACGATACGTTTGCGTTTCCTGCGCTCCCCGCTCCAACAGACACTATAATTGATTGGGTGTTTACGAAGTTAATTGCAACGTTGGATTGTATTGATCCGCCGTTAGCCGAGACTTGAACTTTGTTAAGAGCCGAATTCGCTTGTCCGTATGCAGCTACAGCTGTATCATGAGCAGTATTGGCTTTACCAAATGCAGCTACAGCTGTATCATGAGCAGTATTGGCTTTTCCGTATGCGGATGTTGCCTGATCATATGCAGTCTTTACAGCAGCACCGGTGGCAGCGTTAGCTGCATCAGTAGACGTAACAGAATCAATGAGTTTCGTAATACCTTGGTCTGTTGTGCTGGCTATATTGGCAGATATGGTTCCCGTTGAAACTATTGGATTCGGCGATGAAGTTAATCCAAGTCCAGCGGCTACTGATGTGACACCAGAAGATCCGGAAGAACTAAATGAAATATTCGCAACACCGACGTCTCCTGGAGTTACAGAGACTGTTACAGTTGAAGTGTTGACGAAGTTCAATGCAACAGCAGATTGAACCGAACCGGAGTTGGCTGAGACTCTAGCCAAATTATCGGCTATTCCAATTTCATTAACTATGTTTAGACCAGATACAGTTAGTTGCCCTTGAATATCAACAGTATTTGAGAACGTTGTTGTATTTGCAAAGACGTTTATTGTTGCATTGGCTCCTGATGGTCCAATTAATATGTTAGTCAACGATCCTGCGGCACCACCAGTTCCTATTCTAATGTTTTTGGTATTACCAGCGTTCGTTGCTCCAATCGCTAAGTTCGTGGTTGTATTTCCCGTACCAACGCCCAAATCGATTGAGTTATTACCAGATGTTATTATTGAGCCAGATAACGTAGTTGTACCAGAAACAGTTACTGTTGGGGCTGTGACACCTCCAGAAGTTGATATAGTAAATTGACCACTCGTTCCAACTGCCGCCTCGTTGCCAACCAATCCTTCTGTTGCGATCATATCTCCAACAATAAAAACATCATCCATGAAATGCGCTTTACCATTGGCAAATAACTTCTTCGCCTCAACAGTTACTCCTTTATCAATATCATATTGAATGATTGTATCAGCAGTAGTGCCAACAAGATACATTCTATTATTAGGATATGCAACAAACATTCCTGTCGGAGCTGTCTCGGTAGAATAAACTGTTTGTACATCTCTCAACCTAGAAAAGAAATTATTATAACTCGCAGTTGCGACGTTAAATGCCGTTGACATTTTCAATTCATACATTCTATCGTTGGTGCCACCAACGATATACAAGAAATTACCGTCTGGTGATATTGACAATGACTGCAGAGAAGAATCAATGCTAGATGTTGTTAGAGAGGTTTCTAGTGTTCTAGTTGATACATCCCAATTAGTGCCTAATGAAAATTGTACAATTCCTGATGTGTTACCAACATACATCTTACTCCCATCTTCTTTAAAGAAGAGAGCGGTCCAAGTTCCTGTGCCCAAGCTAGTTGATTCTGTTGCAGCGCCATTGCTTCTTACGTTCCACGATTCAGAAAGAGGGTAAGATATGATATTATCGCCTGTATCACCAAGAACATACAAAACTGATCCATCGCTTTTTAGAAAAAGATCAACAGGATTAGTATCTTGTCCAGCAACGCTTAAATTTGCGGATTCAGTTGTTGCACTGGCAATGTTCCATGCTTCACTTAAATTTAATTGGTTTACAGTATCGCTACCAGAATCAATCACATAAAATCTTGTTCCGCTCGTATTAGCAAATATTCCAACTGGAGTGCTCGAGCCAAGGCTGAATATCTTCCCGTCTCTATTGTGCACCCATCCCATCATTTCAAATTTGTTAGAATAAACGCTAGAGTAATATTCAGTTTGAATTGCTTTCGACGTTATCGATACGTTTGCATTTCCGGAAGAATCGGCAGAGACGCTGATAGTTGTAGTCGATGTATTTACAAAATTCAAACCATTGGCAGTTACTGTAGAACCAGAGTTAGCAGATACTGGGAAGTTGTTGATTCCTCCGCCACCACCGGTGACAGATCCGATGTAATCAAACGATAAGTTGGCATTACTTCCAGAACCAGCGCCAACGTTTACTCTGATCGTTGCAGTGTTATTAAAGTTTAGAGAAACTTTGCTAAGAGTTCCGCCAGAGTTGGCAGATACCTGCACAGTATTGCTAGAAGTATTCGCCGCAGAAAAAGCAGCATTGGCTTGACCGTATGCAGCAACAGCTGTTGAGTTGGAAGTATTAGCCTGACCATATGCTAACGTTGCTTGGTCGTATGCCGACTTAACGCTATTTGGTGTGGCGGCTGTTGTAGTACTGGTGCTGGTAACAGAATCTGTAAGTTGGAGAATGCCAGGTATAGAAGTTGTTCCAGCAACAGCAGAAAATGCTATGTTAGCGTTACCAGTTGTTCCTGCACCAACAGATACAAGAACAGATGCGGTATTGTTGAAGTTAATTCCAACATTGGATTGAACGGAACCGCCATTAGCTGAGACTTGAGCTTTATTAAGACCAGTATTTGCAGCAGAAAACGCAGCATTGGCTTGACCGTATGCTAGTGTCGCTTGATCAAATGCGCTCTTTACGCTATTTGGTGTAGCGGCTGTTGTAGTACTGGTGCTCGTTACTGAATCAGTTAACTGAAGAATACCAGGAACAGCGGTAGACCCAGCGACAGCCGAAAATCCAACGTTGGCATTGCCAGTCGATCCTGCACCGACAGATACGAGAACGGAAGCAGTGTTGATGAAGTTAATTCCAACGTTGGATTGTATTGATCCACCATTAGCAGAAACTTGAGCTTTATTAAGACCAGTATTTGCAGCAGAATATGCTAAATTAGCCTGCCCATAAGCTGTTGTGGCTTGATCGTAAGCAGTTTTGACTGCCGCTCCAGTAGCAGCATTTGCAGCGTCTGTAGAAGTAACAGAGTCAATGAGTTTGGTAACGCCTTGAACCGTTGTGTTGGCAATGTTGGCAGATATTGTTCCGGTAGAAGTAATCGGACCGCCAGTTAATCCTAAACCAGTTGCAACTTGAGTTACGCCAGCTGCAGGAGAAGCAGTAAAAGATATGTTAGCATTTCCGCCAATCCCTTGCGATACTATAACGCTTACGGAAGAGGTATTAACGAAATTTATACCATTAGATGTTATTGTTGATGTAGTGTTAACGGATACTGGGAAATTATTAATTCCACTGCCAGTTCCTGTTGCAGTTGAAGTGAACCCAATATTAGCAACCCCAGTTCCACCCGAGGTTACCGATACAGTCACCGTTGCCGTGTTAACGAAGTTTAATGCAACTGCTGATTGTGTCGATCCAGAGTTAGCCGAGACTCTTGTTAAGTTATCAGCCTGAAAGATCTCGTTCAGGACGTTGTATCCAGAAACAATGAGGTTCCCAGAAACTGTCGTGTTCTGAGTTACTGCTAGAGTTCCGGAAACGTTTGTTGAGAGTAGCTGAGCCATCTTGATTCTCTTGTTGATTTACTCTGTATTTATACTTCTATGAATTCCGCAACTTGAACTGCTCCGTTTGCGAATAGCCTTAGCGAGGGAGTTAGCGCCAATTCGTTCATCTCTCCAACGAATATAGTTCCATTCGCAAACATTCTCATTACTGTTCTGGGACCATATTGTCCCACAGTGGTAGTTCCAACTGCTGCCACATTAGCCCCCATGTCTTTCCCATTTTCTGCAGAATTTATTCCTATAGATGGAGAAATTAAAGCAAACCCATCGACAGAAGTTGGATATGTACCACCAGAGAAAACTATGGCTCCATTGACTGAATTGGCATCTTGACCATAGAACGTTTTCCATGCGGGCAACGTGTAAGATATGCTATTGTTCCATATCAATCCACCATATCCATTGTAATTTGTTGTAGTAAAATGCGGAGTTGCATTATATCGATGAATCTCAGTTGTTCCTCGGATTATGTTGTTCTTAACAATATTTCCAATTGCGCCATTTGCAGCAGGAGGGTCGTCAGGATCTGTACCCCAAAGCAAAATTAAATTGTTTGCGATCGTATTGTATTGAATGTCGTTATAGTCACCCCCAGCAACGCCATTAGATTCATTTATAAGAAGTTGTGAATTTGAAGCGAATATGTTATTTACTATATTGGCATAATTGCTGTTAAAGAAAGAAGCGAATCTATCTGTACCAAAAATATAATTGCCAGAAATAACAATATTTGTGTTAGAGACGTTAGGTTCGTTTGCGTGTTTAAAGTATATGCCGCAAGGAGTGTTTGACATTATGTTATTTTTTATGACAAGTTTCCGCGTTCTAAATGCAACGATATTTCCAGTATTGAGATGAACGCCTGCAGAATTTGGTCCAGGACCAACAAATTCATTATATTGAATTGTCGTGTTGTCACTAAGTTGACTGCCCTTTAAAATTATAGCTCCTTCGTTATCTCCACCTTTGTTGTTCGCAGGAGTATTAAATTTGCACCACTGAATCGTGTTGTTAGTGCTGTCTACGTTCGTCCCTAATATAAACGCAGCAGTTGTGTTTGCAAATTGCAATCCATGGAATCTCCAATATTGCTTGTTTTCCAACATCATAAACATGTTGTTCGTTGTCCCACCAGCACCACCGCCAACGGTATTCGCACAATCAATGATTACTGTTTCTCCAGGATAATTCCTTATGGTTATTGGTCGAGTTAATGTACCAGTTTGAGAATTGACTGTTGCTGTTGGATCTCCGCCATATGTTTGCGAGTAGAAAGTTCCTCTCAAATGCAACAGGTAATCTATTCGATATGTTCCGCCTCTAATAAGAATAGTATCATTCGCGTTCGCGTTGTAAACTCCCTTTTGTATTGTTAGCCAAGGAGTTGATGGATTGTTTGGTGTAGTAGATGCATCGTTACCAGTAGTAGAAACATATTTTAAATTGGCGCTCATACCGAAAGTGTTTTCTTCGGTATTTAAAGAAATG